CCTGGGCGTGGATGTTCGCCGAGCCCGACGGGACGACGGTCATCGACTACTTCGGCTCGCAGGACGGGACCTATGAGTCAAGCGACCCGTCCGCGACCTACGACCTGGCCGTGGCCTCGCCGCCCGGACGCCTCGGCGGTTCCAAGCGGGTACGGTTCTCGTCTGCGGAGAACGACTACGTCCGTGCCGTCCTCGCTACGGGGTTCGTCCTGCCCGCGGGCGACCTCTGGCTCGAATGGTGGTTCCGGTTCACCGACGGAGCGGTGGGAGGACCGATTGGATTCGAGGTGTGGGACGGTTCATCCAATCCGATGTACATCATGACCATCGAGGAAGACGGCACGTTCACCGCGATCTATAGCGACGGCACACTGACCGGGGGCATGGGCGGCGCCCCACCGTACGAACTTCGCGACGGCGACTGGCATCAGTTCGTGTTGACGGTGGACCTGGACGGCGACAAGAGCGTTTACTTCGACGGCGTGCTCTTCGACTCCGATGCCACGCTCATCAACCAGCCCGCCTACGACTTCGTGCAGGTGACGCAGGCTGGCTACTTCCCCGGTGAAGCAGGCTCCGTCGAATACGCCTTCGCCGGCATCGGAAGCGGTGCCATCTCGGCCGCGCGCGTCATGGCCCACTGGGACCCCTGATGCCTCGCCACGTCCGTCCTCACACGCTCCCCGAGCAGCTCGCCGCGCTTGAGCAGAAGGTCCGCAACCTCAAGCCCAAGGGCATGGGACCACCAGGCCCTCCGGGGGCACCCGGTTCAGCCGGTGCCAGCGGTGCGTCCGGTGTCGCCGGGGCAAGCGGTCCCACAGGGCCTGCAGGTGCCACAGGACCGGCCGGGGCTACGGGCGTTACCGGTGCAGCAGGTCCAACGGGGCCGACAGGCGAAACGGGACCTACAGGTCCCACGGGTGCGGGTGCTACAGGCGCTACCGGCCCAGCAGGAGCTACGGGACCGACCGGGCCTACGGGGCCAACAGGCCCCACGGGGGTCGGAGCAACCGGGGCCACGGGTCCTACGGGTCCCACTGGGGCGACGGGGGCTGGGTCTGCCAACGTCGGGCTGGGTTGCTCTCTTCGCCATTCGGCGGATCAGAGTGTTGCCGCGAACACCACGCTGTCCCTGGCTTGGGATACCGAGGACGACGACACCAATGCCTTCCACTTCACGTCTGCGGCGGCTCTGACGGGGACGGTTTCCAAGACGTCGGGCAACACCACCATCACGGGCTCGGGTACGAGCTTCACGACCGAACTCTCGGTGAATCAGGTCATCTCCATCCCCGGCGGTGCGGGGACCGACATCGTCGTCGTGCAAACCATCACCAACGACACGTCACTCGTCGTCTGGACCGCCCCTACCGCAACAGCCTCAGGCCAGACGGCGACGAGGAAGAACGAGTACGTCGCGATCCCCACAGGTCTGGGCGGCATGTACCTCATCACCGTCGTGCTGCTCTTCGGGACTCAGGCATCACCCTCGAACAGTTCAGGTGGGGTGCTGAAGAAGAACGCCGTGGGCACCGGAATCTTCGCAGCGGCTGGCATCCCCAGCGCGACCAGTAACACGACGCTCTGTAGCTTCACGCGACGGGTCCGACTGGCGGCGGGGGAGTTCGTGTTCGTCGGCGGTTTCAACAACAACGGCACGACCGCATTGAACGTGAAAGGCGGCACTACGGGTCCGTCGACGTCACCGACGACCTGCATCGACCTGACGTGGATCGCGGCCTGATGCGGCTCCACGTCCTCGGGATGCCGTTCAGCGAGACGACGCGCGACTGGTCCCACTGTGCCTACACCGATCGCACTCGTACCTTCGCCACGATGATGACCCGCGCAGGCTTCGATACGTTCCTGTACGCAGGCGAGAATAACGACGCCGAAGTCACCGAACATCTGCCCATCGTCAACCGGAACGAGCAGCGCGAATGGTGGCCCGACTACGAGCCCAAGCGCGACGTGTTCTCGGATTTTTCGGACAGTGAAGGCTGGCGCACGTTCAACAAGCGCGCAGTGCAAGCCATCACCGAACGCTCCGAACCCGGCGACATCCTCTGTCTGACGATGGGAACGGCGCAGCGCGAAGTGGCCGACGGCCTGCCGCAGCTCTTCGCCGTGGAGACCGGCATCGGCTACTCGGGCGTCTTCGCTCCCTATCGCGTCTTCGAGTCGTGGGCGTGGCGGCATTACCTCGCAGCCAGAGAACCGACCGACGACGTGAGGTTCTACGACGAGACGATCCCGCGCGCATACGAGGTCGCCGACTTCCCGCCCGGCAAGGGCGATGGAGGCTATGCCCTGTTCATCGGCCGCCTGATGGCCCGCAAAGGCCCCCACGTCGCCGCTATGGCCGCACAGCGGGCCGGGATGCCGCTGCGGGTCGCCGGTCAAGGCGTGGCCGAGGTCAAGCCCGGACGGATCACCTGCACGGACGGGACGGTCCTTGAAGGCGACGTCGAATATCTCGGGGTGTTGGGACCGCAGGACCGCGCCGAGGTCATGGGCAAGGCTGTAGCGGTGCTCGTCCCCACTCTGTATCTGGAACCGTTCGGGGGCGTCAGCGTCGAAAGTCAGTTGACCGGGACCCCGGCCGTCTGCTCGGCGTGGGGTGGGCTCGTCGAGAACGTGAGCCCCGGCATGGGCTGGCTCTGCAACACGCTCGCTGACTTCGCCGATGCCTTGAGCAAGGCGGCGCTGGTAGACGCGGGATGGCGTCGGGACATCCGGGCCGCGGCACAGATGACGTGGGGCACGGAGACCATCGCGTCCCGATTCGTGAGCTATTTCGGGCGGCTCAAGAGTTTGGAAGGGGAGGGCTGGTACGCATGAGCATCAGGGAGCGGGATCGTTTCCGAGACATCGTCGACAACGGAGGCTTCGACGAGCCGCCCGACTTGCCCGAGTTCGACCACGGCGGAGGCGGAGCGTTCCCGGCCTGGGCCACGCACCTGATGGCGTTCTTGTCGGGCGGGATCGTGTTCACGGCTCTGGTGTTCGCTCCCTTCGCTGCTCCGCTGCTGTTCGGTGCTGCGCTTTTGGGCTTCGTCGCTGTGGCGGTGCTGCGGCGTTGGCGGTAGATGGTTCGGAAATCCGCCCTCGGCACGTAGACTGGTGACATGAGCCAGCTAGGAGCGGGTCGCTCGCCAGGCTTCCCCTCGCGGTCGAGGTCGGTAAGCGTGTTGACGATTCCTATCTCGTCGCCTACGGCTCCACTCTCGGGTGCAGGCTCGACAACGCCGACGGCCGTCCGGTCTGATGGCTGTGTTTTCTTCATCGAAGGGATGACCCTTGTGGCAGTGAGTCATCGCTGCACGAAGTCTCGGGGTACCAAGCGAACCCTGTCGCCAATTGTCGAACGCAGGGACAACCGAGAGGTGCGTGATTTCGATACATCTTCGATGGAGACAGGTGGGGCCACCAGAGCAAGTCCCTTCGAGCCATGCCTTGTTGTGGCAGAGGTGGTCAACCGTCATCCCGTCTGGAATCGGGCCGACGAGCTGTGTGTAGATCCATCGATGAATCAACCATTTCGTTCCTCTGATACCGATGCGGCCGTATCCGTCGCGCCTAATCTGGCCCGTGGCAAAGAGCAAGCATCCGTCTGCGGTTCGGTTCGCTCCTGCGAGGACCCCATCGACAGTCTGTGTTCTTCGCATAACCCAGATAGTAGTACCGGAGGTGTCCTTTGAGTTCCCCCTGTGGCTGCTCAGATCCATCCGCTGAGGGCTGCCAGTGCATAGAGGACACCACTTCGACCATCACGCCCTCGGGCGCGGGCTCCGTCGGTGACCCCAGGCTTCACGACGTCAACCTCGACCCAGACCCGCGCAACGCGATCGTCGACAACGGGACGGGGCTCCTGGTCCTGCACGACCTGGACGCCGCCCGCATCCGCAACGACGCCGACCAGTCCATCACCGCCGACAACAACTACAAGACCGTGCAGATGGCTACGGTCATGTACGACTTCGGGGGCCTGTACAACGGCGCCGACGGGTTCACCATCGTGCGGGCGGGCGTCTATCTCGCCGTCCTTCACGTTCAGGTGGGCGGGGGGACGGGCTGCACAAAGATGGCTGCCGTCATCGAGAAGAACAACGTGGTCGGGGCGGCCGAGGAGCAGGACACGGGCTCCGATACGTGCGCGTTCTCGATCCCGTTCGTGACGAGCGGCCCGGTCGGTGCCGTCTTCAAGTTCAAGGTCAGAGTAGACACCGGCAGCGGCTACTCCATCGAGCATCACAACAACTGGTCTGCCTACGCGACCATCTCCCAGCTCAATAACCTGTCGGACGGCCAGCCGGACTTCTGATGGTCGGCGATTCGCCGCTCGTTTCCTACTTCAAGCAGGCGAAGCACTACCGCGCTGGTGGGAACCTCCCGCCGACCCGCGTCGTCATCCACGACATGGAGTATCCGCTGGGCAAGAAGGGCGCCGAATGGTGCGCCGACTACTTCCACAGTGGGGAACGGATCGCCTCGGCCCACTACTGCGTCGACGCCGATTCCGTAGCTCAGTCCGTTCGTGAGGCCGACGTCGCCTTCCACGCCCCACCGAACAATCACTCCATCGGCATCGAGCAGGCGGGGTTCTCATCGATGAAACGTCCCGACTGGCTCGGCCCCGAATGCCTGCCCGAACTGAAACTCTCCGCCAATCTCTGCGCCGACATCTGCAAGCGTCACGGCATCCCCGTCGTCTTCCTCTCGCCTGATGATCTGAAGGCCGGCAAGCGCGGCATCACGACGCACAACAACGTGAGCCTGGCGTTCCATCAGTCCACACACACCGACCCCGGCCCGAACTTTCCCATCGACTGGTACTTGGACCGCGTACGAAACGGCGAGGAGGACGAAGTGACGGACGCAGACCTGGAGAAGATCGGCAGACTCATCGACGCGAAGTTGAAGGAGTACGTCGGCACGCCGTACAAGGACTCAGGCGGCCACCTGCTGACCGCGAATCAGGTCCTCGCCGAGAAGGTCGGGGACGATTTCGTGGACGGTGTGAAGCAAGGACGCAAGGAACAGGCAGAGGACACCAAGCAGGTTCTGGCCGCCATCGCCGCCCTCGACGTCCCCCGGAAGACGTGAGACTCCGCAAGCCCAAGCGCCGCATCTACGAGCTGCGGCCGGGCAAAACAGGCTGGATACTCAAGCTCCGCGGCGGCTGGACCAGCGAATCGATGCCGTGGACGAAGAAGGAAGCCGTGAGACGTGCTCGTGTCGTCGTCAAGCGGAACGCTCCGTCGCAGCTCCTCATCTTCACGCTCAAAGGTCGCATCGAGAAGGGCGGGAAGGGCGAGGCCAGCTACGAGGCGGATTCACCACGGAGGCCCGGTTGAGCGAATCGATGATCCCATCAACGGAAGCAGAGAAGACCGAACGTATCCAACATCTTGAACGGAAGGCTCGGTTCGATCTCGACGTGAGAGGGATGCTTGCCATCCTTGCGCTCATCGGTTCATTCGCGCTCGCCTTCGTCCAGCTCATCCTCAGGGGCAATGCCGATATCCCAGCATGGGCCGCAGCCGTTGTGACAGGTATCGCCGGTTTTTACTTCGGGAGCCGCTCCGGCGGCGACAACGGCAAGTAGATCGCCGACTTGACCAAGACGCATCCCCGTATGTTCGAGGCCCTATTCTGGCGCGACTGCGGCGCCAGCTACCATGCCATCGCCAAGCTGTTAGGCATCAGCCCGAAGACGGCACGGTCCTGGGTCTACTTGGCCCGGCGCGACAAGAGAGCGCGTTCAACCGGAGCCATCCCACCGAAGATGCCGTAGTGCTCCGACGAGGACTGATGCTCTAACGCCCAGTCCAGGCATTCACGCTTGACCGTGCACGGCTCGCAGATACGCAGGGCCTCTCGTTGTCCCTTCACGTCGCGTTCGGCGGGAAAGAACAGATCCGTATCCATGCCCCGGCAGACGGCTCGCTGCATCCACTCCACGCATCGAGGCTACCGACGTTGGCACATCACGCAAGGGTTCTCAGCGCCACCAGCCGAACCAGAAGTGACGCCACGCATCGATGAAGACGCTGAGCACGAGCCCGGCGAAGAAGGCCGCCACGCCGGCAACGATGATCTGGGCCAGGAGAAGGTCAGACACCCCAGCTTGGCTTCAACAAGCCGTGAGCCTCTGCCCACTTCGGGTTGTCATGGATGCGCCGGTGACACGACGACCCCACGGCTAAGCAGTTCGATTCGTCAAGGATCGATCCGCCGCGAGCTCTGCTGAGCACTTCGTGGATATGCACCGACGCTTCCTCGTGGCAGACCTCGCAGTACGGACGCTCGAGGAGCAAGCGAGCGACGAGCGCGCGCCGCGATTCGTAGAGCAGCTCGCGCTTTGCCGACCGAGCCTTGAGCGGCGTCCTTCGCTTCAGGCCGGTGAACCGTTTCAGTGGGCTTCGTTTCATCGCGGTCCGAACCTCCGCTTCCCACAGACCGGCCACGGTTGCCAGCCGCGAGCCTGGTAGCCACGCCACGCCATCATCGTCTGCTGCTCGACGGAAGGGCCGTAGCTGTAGGCACGACGGAAGCTCGCGTCGGCTTGAAACAGACCCAGGTAGGGTCCGCTGCGCGCAGCCGGGTTGAATCCGCTCTCGCACGCAGCGACGGCGACGGCTTCGCCATCATTGGTGCCGGGCCATGCCTTCGCGATCCGTGCAGGAACCGAGCCTGTCGGAAGATGCGTCGGCTTCGCTACCGGTTTGGGCGTCTGCCTCGGCCAGACGGATCGCTTCGGTGAAGAACGGATGACCGGCGTCGGATGAGGGGAAGTCGTCGCCTTGGGGCGGTGGAACGAGGCGGTTGCGGACGCGGGTAAACGCTCGGGGCGGGGATGCTGCGTCGTCGCCAGATGGACCACGAAAAGGGCTGATACGCAAAGGTAGCCGAAGAACGCGCGAGCACGAAGGCTTTTGGTTGGGGGGATTCGCGCTCCTCCGGCCGGGGAAGCTCTGGTTCCGTGGGGCAACCCTAGACGACCCCAAAGGGGCTACGTCAAGGACCCTTGCAGAGATTCTAAAGTGCCTGTAGGCTCATAGCACCAGAAAGGTAGGAGGGGAAATGAGCAGAGTTGATTCGCTTCAAGCCGAAGTCCGGGCCGTGGAAGAGGGCCGCTACGCCCGCCTCCAGAGCGATGGCACGTTCCTGGTCAAGTGCGGGAAGTCTTGCGGGGATGGGGGCCGCCGGGCTCATCGCGTGAGGGTGGAAGCCGTCTCACGCGGTGGGCTCTGGCAGCTTCACCTGCGCTGCGATTGTTTTGCGTCCGAGACTCGCATCCTGACCTGGTCGGGGATTCATGAGATCGGCAAGCTCGCCGGCACGACACAGCGGCTGATGACTTCGGGCGGGAAATGGATAGACGCCGAGATTCAGGCCTTCGGCCCACAGTCCTTGATGCGAATCACCCTGGTCCGTAACTCCGTGAGGAAAGTGATCTACGCGACGCCGGGACATCGTTGGTTCATAAAGGGCCAAAGCCGCGCGCCGCTCACCCGTCGTACCGATGGACTGCAACCGGGGGACACGCTTGCAACGACGTGGCGCCGACCCGCTTCGGCACGAAGAGTAAGGCCCTCGGCCTTGGGCATCGCGCATGGAGTTACGTTCGGTGACGGTAGTACTCATCGGGCCCAGGCCTACGTGACCCTAAGCGGCGCCAAAGCGGAATTGCTTCCATACTTCGGTCGGTCGCATGTGCTGACCGATCATCGGGGAGATCCGCGCGTATGCGATCTTCCATTCCTCTTTCGAGAGAAGCCGTCGCTCAATGAGGCGCCGAGTTATCTCTTCGGCTGGTTGGCCGGTTACTTCGCCGCTGATGGCACGGTCGATAAAAGGGGATCGACTGCAAGTCTGAGTTCAGCCGCGCGAGAGAATCTGGAGTTCGTCCGCGTCCTAGCTGAACATTTAGGCATCGGGACATACGGGATTCGCCAAAGGATGAGGCTCGGTACTGGCACCGTTCCGACGGCTCTCTACACGATGAGTTTCTGCATGGCGACGCTTACAGCAGACTTCTTCGTTCGGTCCCAGCATCGCGAGCGCTTCGAGAAGGGTCCGAGGTCTGGCGAAGACCGACGAGCATGGCAGGTCGTCTCCATCGAATCATCCGACCGCATCGAGGAAGTCTTCTGCGCGGTCGTTCCGGGCACGCAATGCTTCGCGCTTGAAGACAACATCCTTACGGGAAACTGCCCGAGTGGCCTGGCCCGCCGTGACCCGATCCCGTGCCTTCACGGTGCAGCCGTGGGGCGCAGGCTGGAACGCGACGGCTGGGCGTCGTGGAAGCAGGGCTCGTTCTGGCTGACGGAGAAGGGCATCAGCGAAGCAGCTGCGGCAGGACTACCACCGAAGGAGGGGGAATGATGGCGGAGGTTCTAGATGCTTTCCCGGAGCGTGAGCGCGTAGGCCGCTACCCGTGGGACGACTGGCTTAACGGTCAGATATGGAAGCTCAAGCGGGGTGAGGATTTTATGTGCAAGGTCGGCAGCTTTCGGAACTACGCGTATGCCCGCGCGGCTGGGAGACGCTTGGCTCTTTACATCGACGGGGACTACGTGTATCTGCAAGCACGCGCTGTTGCTTTCAAGGAGGGGCAATGACGAACGAAGCGAAGACCAAGGAAGAGAAGGAACGTCTGGCCCGCTGGTTCATCGCGCAGGAGATACACAAGCGCGACGGCATCGTGTTGGGCCGCGATCCGCTGGGCCGTGAGTGCGGGTGCGACTACTGCCTGGCCGTTTCGGATGGACGGTTCACCGAGGACCAGCCGTGAGCGTAGTCACCACACAGCTTTACGAATGCACGCGCTGTCATCGCTGGTTGCCTGCGGATGCAATGGGGCGAGACCGGAAATATCGGGACGGTCGCTCCCGCAGATGTAAGCAGTGCAAGGTGGCGGTCTCACGCGCGTGGCAACGACGGAACCCCGAACGTGCGGCTGAGATCTCAGCGGCGAGCAAGGCACGGAATAAGGAGCGAGCCAAGGAGCAGCGGAAGATATGGGATCGCGAACACCGAGACCTACTCCGTTGGCAACGGCTCCGTCGGACCTACGGGATTGATGAGGCGTGGTGGACCGCAACGCTTGCCGAGCAAGGTGGTGTCTGCGCTATCTGCGGAGGCCCATCCGGGCCGCGCAATTTCAGCATCGACCATGACCACTCATGCTGTTCTGGTAACGGAAGCTGCGGTTCGTGCGTTCGAGGTCTTTTGTGCAATCCCTGCAATCTTTCGTTGGAAGCCCTGGAACGTCGCGGGGATTGGCTTGACCGCGCAATTGCCTACCTCGGCCGGTACGAAGGAACGTCCTGATGGCGTTCGAACTCGACCCGTCTTACAAGCAAGTCCCGGAGCGGATCGCGGACTTCAAGCTGAAGCATCCTGAGGGATGTCTTCGGCCGGCGGACCTTGAATACCCGTACCGCATCGAGAGCATCGACGGACGCACGTTCATCGTCTACGTCGCTGCGGCCTACCGTTCACCGGAAGACCCGTTGCCCGGCATCGGTGTCGCCTACGAACCGTTCCCCGGTCTGACGCCGTACACGAAGAACAGCGAACTGATGAACGCGGAGACATCGGCGTGGGGTCGCGCGATCGTGGCGGTGCTCGCATCGGAATCGAAGTCGATTTCGTCCGCCGAGGACGTTCGCAACCGACAGGCGGAAGCTGCCGAACCGGCCGACCCCGAAGCCGACGCCCTTCGCCGCAGGATCGTCGAGGCCGTCGCTTCCGGCGCGGTGTTGCGCGACAAGGCGCAGAAGGTCGCAGCAGACCACGGCGTTCCCACGGCTGCGGCCATGGCCAAGGCATCAGCCGATGTCCTGCGCTCGATGATGCAGACCCTCGGGCTCGCGGAGGCGCCCCAGACCCCTGAGCACCCTCAGGACCCCCCTGCGGGCGCCCCAGAGCCCGAGGCCGCAACGCTGGGCTCGCGGCTGAAGCAGGCCGTGGGGGCCAAATGGGAGCCCACAGAGGACGAAGGAGCAGAGGCCGCAGCCGAGCGCATGGTGCTGCTGCGTTCCATCGCCGAGCTCTGCGACGAGATGGACCTGGACGACGAGGGCGCCAAGGCCGTCCTGGGCAGCAAGCGCAAGGATGTAGCGAAGGTCTTAGGTGCTGCCAGGATCGCCGACCTGAAGGTCGCTGAGGACCTGTTGACCAAGGAGTATGAGAGCCGAACGAAGGAGGGGGAATGAGCGAGGCCCTCCGGAAAGCCGGTCGGATATGGGGACTGATGCAGCGCGACCCCGAGATGCTGTCGGGGCTTCTCGCATCGGGCACTCTGACCCTTACGGCACAGATGGAAGGGCTCCAAGAAGTGCTGAAAGAACGAGCCATCCGAGGAGTGCTGGACGATCTAGCAATGGAGGAGGGGGAATGAGCCAACCAGCAGGAGCAACAGGAGAACTAGGGCAGTGCGCGGGGGGACCAGCCGGACGCGACGTCATCGAGCACGGACCGTATCTCGTGGACCTCGCTACAGGCGAAGTCGTCGGACTCGTCCGTGAAGCCGAGCAGCCGTTCCGCGTCGACAGCCGAGGAGCAGCGGAATGGATTCTAGAAATGCTCTTGACCGCCGAGAGCGAAACGGCTGCGCTCGAGGTCCGCAAGCGCGTCGTCATCGACAACATCGAGTCCATGCAGCGGGACCACGAACGCCGCGCCATCTGGCTTCGCGAACGGTTCGGCCCGGAGCTAGAGGCATGGGCGCGATCGGAACTGGAAGGCAAGAAGCAACGCACGGTCAAGACACCTTGGGGGCGGCTCTCATTCCGCCGGCGTAAGGCACGGCTCGTCGTCGATGACGAATCGAAGGCCATCGCGTGGGCCGTTGACAACTGCGCCGAGGCCGTGAAGACGACGAGCAAGTTCCTGGTCTCCCAGGTGCCCGATGAACTGATGCCGGACGGCTGCCACGTCGAACCGGAGCGGGACGGCTTTTCGATCGAGACCGGCGCCGATGTCTAGTCCTCTGCTGCGGCGCACCCGTTGGACCCCTCCGGCGGGGCGTCGGATGCCGGGCTCCGGTTCTTCCGACGAAAGCCGGAGCCCGGCCAACTTTCGGGAGGTTCGATGAGGTTCTGGGATGTGCTATTCCGGTTCGTACTGTTGCCGGGGCTCGGCTTATCTGCTGCGTGGATGCTGCGTCGCGAGATCGCCGAGCTGTGGCGGGCGCTGATGGAGGAGGGGGCAGGATGGCATCTCTGAGGCCGCAGAAGCGGACCCGCATCACCGAACTGGAGACGACCGAGTTCGGCCAGCCGGTCACGCTCTACCGCTACGAGTGCTCGTGCGGTCGCAAGGGCGTCTACTCCCGCGATGTGAGCCGGGCCATGATGCGTGCGTTCGACCATCGCTGCCGGGTCGCGCGGCTAAGGCAACCGGCGTGACCGGCCTAGAGCAACTGCGGCTGATGCGGTTCGAGCGCGGCGACCGCGTGGAGCTGCCGAAGCGCTTCAAGGGCAGCCGGCGCGGCATCGTGGCCCACTCCGGCTGGTTCAGTCGCGGCGAAACCTGCATCGTGCAGCGCATCGGAGAACACGGCGAACCGGTGCAGACCGTCATCCTGGCCGACGAGCTCTACCGGTTGTCGTGAGGTACTTCGTCTACGGCCTCGTCTGCGATGCCTTGCACTGCACCGAGGTCATCGAGCGCCAGGACATCAAACTTCGTGCGTTGGAACGCCTGGCCCGTGAGCAGGGCTGGGCCGTCAGCAGCACGGGAGCCTACTGTCCCGAGCATCGGTCGCGAGCCAAGAAGGAGGGGAGATGATCGAGAAGTGCACACGCTGCCGCCTCGGCTGCTACGAACCAGACGAGGACGGCTACTGCTGCGTCTGCCGGGAGCTGCACAAAGACGAGGAAGGACCGTGGTGCAACGCCTGCAGGACGACGGACCTTGCTGTGCCGGCGAAGACCGGAAACGAGCCGAGTGACGCCTGACCTGATGACGGTGCCCGAGGTCGCGCGGGCCCTGCGTTGCTCGAAGATGACCGTGCTGCGGCTCATCCATCGCGGAGCCTTGCAAGCCAGCCGCGTCGGTCGTCAGATCCGCGTCGAACGAGAGGTCGTCCGCCGGTTCATGGACGACGGGGGAACGAAGTGAGGATCGGTCGAGTCTTATCCGCCATCCTTGCCCCCGGCTACTCCTGGTGCCAGAAGTGTGGAACGGCGTGGAAGTTCGTTGAGGGCCGAACCGTCGATTACCACGAAGTTACGGTTGAGTTCCCGAATGGGCAGACCATCACACACAACCAGAAGGGTCACTTCGCTCTGTGCGAAGAGTGCTGGAACGAGTGCGACGAAGATGAGCGCGTTCGTTATCACATGCAATCAGTGCAGGAGTGGTGGGGCGATACGGCTCGGGACGAGAAGGAAGTGAGTGAGATCATCGCTGCCGTGCGCAGAGATTCTGAAGGAGGGAACGGATGAAGAAGTGGCTCAAGCGCATCGCCATCGTGGCGATCGGCCTCGGTGCCATCGCCGGTCGCAGCACCGTTGTCTCGCACCAGCAGGCCGAGCCGATCATCAAGATCCCAGTAAACGGTGGCGGGGCGGTTGGTGAAGTCGAGGACATGTACGCCGACTACCCCGACAGCATCGGCGGTTACGGAGGCTGAGACCTGGACGCAAGAAGGGGAGCCGTCGGAAGATTCGCGGCTCCCCTTCTTGGTTCGTGGACCTCGTCGCCGATGGCCCCTACAGTTGTCGTTGTGCGAGAACGACGCCGACAGTATGACCCACGGTCACGACGCCCGCTAGTCACTCTTCCACAGGTGTGGGACCGTGTCGTGGACGAACTCAAATCATCCCCGCAGGTCAGACGCCGTTGGCATTTCGCTCAACGGGCTTACCGTCCACAAGGCGTCTGGTGGAAAATGAGCCTCCATGCGTGCTGACCTTGCCGCAGAAGCCCGTCGCCGCGTCACCGAGGCGGATCTGCTGTCGGGCATCATCGAGTTGTCCCGCTACGCCCGACGAGGCTTGCCAGAGGTTCACCAAGGCCATATCGACGAAGCCCCGTCCGTCACCCTGGACCGCATCATGGGAAGCGTCGAGCGAAGCGACCTCGTCGGTTCTGCCGCAGAGCTGTGGGCACGAGCCCAAGCCCTGCACGGTTACGACCGGCCCATCACCTGGGAAGGTCTGCTTGCCGGCGCCTCTGAGGAAGCTCGTAGATTCGCGCTGTGGGCGCAGGAACACGGCTTAGCGGTCGCCTACCAGTCCATCCCGGCATCTGAGCGTCTGGTGGCCCACGGAGCAGCTAGGGAGCGATTCCTGCGGGCCCAGGCCGAGGCCGCGCAGGCCATCGAGGATCTGCGGGAAGCGGTCGCGGGCGTTGCCATCTAGATCCGCCGTCGAACGTCTGGCTGTTCTCCAAGGTGGAGGACCGCCGACGGGCGAGCTGGTGTCGATGGCGAGGGACGGCGAGACAGTCATCGGGGAAACGACGCTGCCCGGCGAGAAGCGCATCGAGTTCGAGGCCGCGAATCTCCGGCAGGACCGGACCGGGCTGCACGCCCGGCTGTTCGTGACGACCCTCGGCGCGCCGTTGGCCTCCGACGTGTTCAACGTCGAGAAGGCGCGCGACCGCACCTACCTGGCGAACCAGGCCGGGGACCAGATGGGGGACGGCAAGGTGCTGGGCAAGCTCATCCGTCCGCGCCTCGACGAGTTCTGCCGACGTGTGTGGTCGGTTTGGATCGAGGGCGAATCGCCAGACAGCATGGGTTCGGTCGAACCCTCAGGCGTGGATTGGCTCGTCGAGCCGTTTATCGCCAAGGGCGCCGGCACGATCGTCTACGGGCCCCCGAAGGCGTGCAAGTCCTGGCTGGGCCTGCTGTGGGCGGCGCGGATGCTCGGAGCCGACCTACCCTGGCGGTGCAACCCGGCCAGCGTGCTGTTCGTCAACCTCGAGCGCCCCGCCCACACCCTGCGCGGACGTCTGTGGTGCATCGAGCGCATCGGCGGCAGCTTCGGGCGGCTCAACACCTGGAACCGCCGCGGAAGGTCGCTCTCGTCGCTGTCGGAGGCCATCAAGCGACACCTGGACGGCGCCGACCTCGTGATCGTGGACTCGCTCTCCCGGTCAGGAACCGGCGACCTCAACGCGAACGAACCGGCCAACGAGGCTATGGACCTTCTGAACTCCTTCGGCGTGGCCTGGTGCATCCTCGCCCACACCCCGCGATCGGATTCGTCCCATACCTTCGGCTCGGTGATGTTCGACGCCGCGGCGGACTTCCTCGTCCGTGTCTCTTCGGTACTCGGGGAGAACATGCTGACCCGCGGGGTGCTGCTGGACCGGAAAGAGGCCAACGACGCGCCTCCGTGCCGCCCCGAGCTCTGGGCGTTCGACTTCGATGAGCGGGGCCTGTCAGGGGTCCGCCGTCCCCACGATGGCGAGTTCCCCGACCTTGAGCCCCAAGCCATGACGGCGGCGGAGCGTATCGGGGGCTTCCTGGCCCAAGAGGGCAAGTCGACGGTGAACGACATCGCCGAGGGGCTTGAGCTTCCGGCAGGCACGGTGAGGCGCGTTCTCAACACCGACAGGCGGTTCACCCGCTTAGTGTTCGGCGGAAAAGGGCAGGGGGCCCGCTCAAGTTGGGGGCTTTCTGTTCAGGAAGGGACCACGGAGTGAACGCTAAAGCCTCGTTTCCGCAGGTAGTAGCTTGTGTTCGCCTAGTGTTCGTTACTGTTCTCGCCCTATAGAGAAGCGTACTGTTCACTGTTCGCTTCTATAGGGGCGAACACAACTAAGCGGAGGAGGGGAGAAATGGAAGGATTGAAGTGGGCGATTCGGGAGGACGAGGACCCAGATGCTGAGTGGGAAGTGGTCCTGACCTGCGAATCCTACGCCTGGGCGGTGCGTCTTGAGGCGGCGATCCGTGCTCACGTCACCGTCGGCGCCGTCGTGACGCTGAGACAGAAGCCGCGCGATGGCTAACTGCCGGTTCTGCTTCCAACCCATCCTCTGGGCCCGGACCGCCTCAGGCAAAGCCATCCCCCTCGACCCCGAACCAGGCTGGGCAGGCCGCTACGAAGTCACCGAAGGGGCCAAAGGCGCTCTGTTCGCAGCGATCGTGAAGGGCCGCCCCGATGCTCCGAACCGCTACCGGCCCCACATGCAGACCTGTCCTATGCGGAATCGTCGTGCCGTGGTAGACTCTGGTTCATGACCAAACGAGGAGGGGTTCGTTGACGCACCACATCGACCTAAATTCGATCACGCTTCAAAGCGGCGGTCACTCACGAAGAGGCAAGAACTCGGTGTGTCTCATGGAAGCTGTCGCGTGGTGGGCCGACGAACCACACACGGCGTCACCGGCCTGCGTGTCTCCGGTCCTTCGTGCCTTCGGCATCAGTTGGAACGACGCGCTCCCGAAGGACATCCGGCAGCGGTTGAAGGCCTACATCCCCCGACTGGCAGGAACCGCGAGCGGCAAGGAACTCGACGAGGTTCGGGCATGGATGGCAGCTGACTGGCTGGTCCGCGTCCACACCCCGGCCTGGCTCCGCCTCGCTGGTCTAACCGAGCAAGCGGCGGCACTGGAAGGACTTCCCGAACTCACGCACTCCGGTCAGATCCCGTCCATCAAGCCCGTCCTTGAGGCGTGCCGAAAGGCAGCGGGGGCCGCAGCGTGGGACGCAGCGAGGGCCGCAGCGTGGGCCGCAGCGTGGGACGCAGCGTGGGCCGCAGCGTGGGACGCAGCGTGGGACGCAGCGAGGGCCGCAGCGAGGGACGCAGCGTGGGACGCAGCGAGGGCCGCAGCGAGGGCCGCAGCGAGGGCCGCAGCGTGGGACGCAGCGAGGGCCGCAGCGAGGGCCGCAGCGAGGGCCGCAGCGAGGGCCGCAGCGTGGGACGCAGCGGGGGCCGCGTTGCAACCCACTCGGGATGCCCTCATTGAATCCGCGTTTGGATTGTTGGACAGGATGATCGATGCGAAGGTCCCGGTGTCCGCTACATGACCAAGGACCTGACGAACATGCTGACGACGGGCCAGGTCGCCCGAGAACTCGGCATATCGGTGCAGCGCGTCCAACAGTTGTACGGAGCTGGCAAGCTCCGCATCGCCTTCCACACACCGCGCGGCCCTCTGTTCGATCCGAAGGACATCGAAGCAGAGAAGCAGCGAAGGGCCTCGGCGTGAAGCGCCATCCCCGCGAACGCAAAGAAGTCCTCATGGCGATCGAGTACGCCTGGGGGAACTACCCTGAGCTCCGACTAGGCCAACTGCTCATCAACGCGGTACGTCCACCCGACTCCGACCTCTACTACACCGAGGACGCGGATCTCGTCATCGCCGTGAACGCCTTTTCTGACGAGGACGAGTTCGGTGACCGTCCCATTCCAGAGAACGCCGTGCTCATCGCTGAGGCCGTGCTGTCGGAACGGCCGTCGGCCGACCAGGAGTCGGACGCATGAGCGAACCTCTCACGCCCGAGCAAGCGTCGTGGGCCTGCTCGAAGGTGGCTGAGTGGCTACGAATCAAGCTCAACGCGGAACGCATCACGCGCTACCGCAACGGTGAGCAACTGTCGGGCAACTGGCTCGACGTGTATGGCTCAGACATCATGCAGCTAGACCCAGACGCTTGGCACTCCGCGCTCTTGGCTAGGTTGCTGCAAGGCAAGGAGCCGCTTCCCGAACCGCCCGTGACGAACTACGCCTACCCGGACTACACGACGGGCGAGGTAGCGAAGTTCGAGCGGCTAGACGGCGACGGCACTTGGGCGCTGACGTGCCGAACATGCGGCGAGCGCGAAGTGTCGGACGTGTTGGTTCAAGAGGCGAAGGCTGCTATCTGCGAGAGCTTCGTTCGTCGTCATTCCCATGTGGATGACCAGGAGTCGGACGCATGAGGGCCTCAGCGGTGAATGAAGCGTTCCCCAAGTATCCAATCACGGTTGAAGACAAGGGGTGGACCTATGGAGTCTGGTACTGCGGTACGAGCTGGGATCGCGTGGAACTTCACGGTCAATACCCGCCAACCTTTCTCAAGAGAGCGTTGGCCCTTTTCCCAGACGCCGTTCGCGTCCTACACGCACCCTCTGGACGAATCGACACCGGAATCACGGTGGACCGTGTCGTTGACGGTGTCCGGAAGCCAGCCATCCAGGCCGACGTAGCCGCACTTCCCTTCGCTGACGAGTCGTTCGACCTCGTTCTTTCAGATCCTCCGTACACACCTGAGGACAGCGCGAAGTACGGCTGCAAACCCTTCCCGATGAACCTCGCCATGAGGGAGTTTCGCCGCGTCCTCAAGCCGGGAGCGCATCTCGGGATGCTTCACACCTACTACCCGTCTTATCGACGCAAGGACTGGAAGCTCGTCGGGCTGATCGCGGTCGTGACGGGCTTCCTCCGTACGACACGAATGTTCTCCGTGTTCGAGAAGCAGAATCCTCCAGCGGGTGACCAGGAGTCGGACGCATGATGAAGATACGGACAATCGCAGACGGATATGTCGGCACGGCGACCGTGAAGATTACGCGGTCGCCAGCAAGAGCCTCTGTCTGGTCGCCCGGTGACGGCCTGTGGTGGGTGAACCGAAGCGGTCGGTACGAGGGCCTGCTTCTCGCGGCGTTCAACCGAACGAATAACACGCGATGGTCTATTTGGATTGAGGTGGAGGCGGATACCTGGGAAGCCGTCAAGCGAGCCGTGCGTGCGCTCGGTTGGACTGCGCCGAGACTGAGGGCTAGCGATCTCAAGGGGGCCGCGTGAAAACCTGGCACGTCACGACCAAGTGCATCAACGAGTACGTCCGGGCGTCGAACCAGTTTGAGGCATGGGACACGCTGCGGGACCGCCCGGTCAGCGACTTTGGCCTCATCGTTCTAGCCGAGCCTGACGAGAGCGCTGATCCGATCATGGTCCACACCGCTGCCTTGATGTTCTCGTGGGGCCGCTCAGCGGACGCCGAACTCGCGCTCGCTACCGCTGAACAGGCGGGCCTGCCTGATACACGGGAGATGGACCTCGCGTTCGCGGCCCAACGCGCACATGAGGCGCAATCGGCGGGTGACCAGGAGTCGGACGCATGAGACTTGAGTTTCCAGACGTGACTGTCGGCATGGCTGAAGACATCATCTACGCCGCCGAGATGTCGAAGCAGGGTTTGCGTGTCATTCCCCACGGTGCCCGACAGCGACAGCCACGCGACGACGGGATCATCGTTGGCTTGTTCATATGGGACGAAAAGGACGGGGACTACCGGAATGCTCGCCTCGCCGACGTGGTTGCAATCCTTGACCGGGAGTGCGGAGCGATGGTCTGGCGTGTGAGTGACCAGGAGTCGGACGCATGACGCTCGATGACATCGAAGTCGCCATCGCTAATGCTTTGAAGGCTCGTGACCTGGACGCCGTAGCGCAGCTTCTTCGGACACTTGCGATGCTTGATGAAGCACGGGCGCAGGTCGTCCACGACACGCTCGAACTCGGAGTTGCTCTTGCGAAGCGCCGGGTGAGTGACCAGGAGTCGGACGCATGAACACGCAAACCGAACGTTCCCTGGTCGGCAAGGCCAAATCATTCGCTGAGTATGTTCGTCAGCAGGATTGCGACCTTCTCGGAACTCATGGGTGGTGGCAATGTCGGCGGTGTTGGGCGGCAGCTTGGCTTGTTGCCTTGAAGGAAGCGCGCCTGGATGACCAGGAGCCAGACGTATGAGCCACCGTCCCAGCAAAAGCGGGCATATCCGAGCGTGGGGACCACGCATCGGGTCCCCAGTCGGCAAGCAATCCGGTCGCTCATGGACGGTTCGATGTCCCCTATGTGGCCGTGAGGCTTGGACGGCGCAGGCATTAGGAGCGAAGCCTTGTCCCAAGCGAAACCAGGAGATTGGAATGACTCGGCACTACTGCAAGCACGGCACCAAGGTCGATGAGTATTGCCCGAAGTGTCCTACCGTAGACCCGGCAGTTCGACAGCTTGTCGAGGCCGAGGTCGAAGCTGCCGCCGAGGCCATTCGGCGTATTCCGTGGTGTACGCCAGCGATGGCGACGAACGCGGACCATATCGCTAGGGCGGTGCTGGAATCCGTGTTCGACCTACCTAAACCACCATTCGTTGTGCGCCGCGTGCGCAGTCTCCATGATGGGTTGGGGGTCCTGCTCGATGACGTGGGTGACCAGGAGTCGGACGCATGAGCCCCTTCACGGTCAATGGAGCCCGACGCGCTGCTAGAGAGACTTGGCCGTGCCCGTACTGCGACAAGAAGGTCAGACCATGCAACTACGACCGGCACATGCTGGCGCGGCACCCCGAGTACGAGCAGCCGCCGGGGGTTCGACGCCGCAAGTCGGGCCAGGAGTCGGACGCATCATGAGCCTTGAATCGTTGGTCGATGACCTGCTCGCCATCGAGGACGGCATCGAGGCTCATCTTGAACTCGATCAGGACTGCAAGTTAGAGGGGTGTCCCGCGATGGTCAGCCTGCGAACTGGTTGGGATGCCGTGCTGGTGAAGCTACGTGCCGCTAGGGCTGCGGACCAGGAGTCGGACGCATGAGCACAGTAATCATTATTTGCTGCCTCGTTCTTCTCGTCGTCGGGTTGTGCTACATCGCTGCACTCTGCATCTTCGACCCGGTTCTTGGATTCGAGCGTGCCGTGCGATGGCTGTTCGCGTCCCCTGGTTCGGAGGGTGACGGGTGACACAGGTAACGGCGACCAAGTGCGATGCCTGCGGTGTCGTCCGAGAGGGCTACGTCGATACGGGTTGGCTCACCCTCGAACTGAACCGGATGCCGCTCATCGACAACAAGGCCCACTTCTGCTCCGAGTGTGCGCCGGATGTGATCGACGTGATTCGGAGATGGATTCCCGATCTCGGGCGCGTGCAGAGCAAGATGCTGGCGCTTCCACCGGCTCGTGCCTCCGTTGGTCAGGACGGTGACGGGTGAGCCCCTACGCCGAGACGACGACCGTCAGTCCCGAGAAGTCGCGCGCGGACATCGAGCAGGTCCTCACGCGCTACGGAGCCGAACGGTTCGCCTACATGACTGAGCCCGGACGTGCTGCCGTGATGTTCGACCTGAAGGACCGCCGCGTCCGATTCATGATCTCGATCCCCGGCGGTGCCGACTTCGCGTACAAGCAGGGTCGCTACGGGCGGGAGAAGCGGACCGATATCCAGCGCGACAAGGCGTGGGCTCAGGAGGTCCGTCGCCGCTGGCGCGCGCTCTATCTCGTTATCAAGGCGAAGCTCGAAGCCGTTGAGAGTGGCATCGAGACGCTCGACGAGGCGTTCCTGTCTCACATGGTGCTGCCAACAGGGCAGACGTTCGCTGAGTGGGTGACGCCGCAACTGACTGCCGCGATGGTGGACATGCCGCCGCTTCTACCGGGTAGCACGACAGAAGCCGAGATCATCGACATCGATGAGGCACGGAGTTGAGCGTCATGCACTCAGGTTCGAATGACAAATCGGCCGACTCCCCAGAAGACAGGGCTTAGGCTGGACCGATGGGACGTCACATCTGGTCAGAGGAAGTGAAGGCCGAAGCCCTCCGCCTGCTGTCCGATCCCGAGCAGAGCTACTACGACGTACACAAAGCAACAGGCGTACCAGCCTCCACCCTGCACGATTGGGCCGCAGCAGCAGGGATGACCGGACATTCGGACCGTCTGGCCGATACCGAAGCAGCGCGCAAGTTCCGCAGCGAACGGATCGCGGTCAAGCGCGCCGTCATCGCTGAGAAGTTCCTGGACTACGTAGAAACCTTCGGGGAGCAGGCAGCGGCACTGGCGGAAGGTCTCATCGAAGTGAAGGAAGGCGTGTTCGTGTCCGGGGGCCGGGATGCGTTGGCACTCATCCAAGCTGCGGATATCGCTATGAAGGCGCATCGCCTCGAGATGGGCGAATCCACGTCGCGCGGGGAGGTCATCCAGTCGCCTCGCCGGAAACTCGAAGGGGTGGTGGACGAGCTGGCATCTCGACGTGTGGAACGCGCATCAGGTGAATGACCGACAGCCTCGCGTCACGACTGGCCGATCTATCACCGGAAGATCGTAAACAGGCTCTCGCTGAGCTCACCGACGAAGAAGCGGCAGCACTTCTCAACGATTGGGGGTTCTGGGCTCGTCCCGAGCAGCTATGGCCCGAAGGGGACCACTCAACCTTATGGATAGGTGGGGGACGCGGTTCCGGCAAGACCCTGTCTGCCGCGCAGATAGCTGCGTCATGGGTCCGCGAGTTCCCCGATGTGAATGGTGGCATCGTCGCGCCCAAGTTTCAGGCCCATGCCCGCGCAGTTTGCATCGAAGGTGAATCGGGCATCTTGCGCATCCTTGGTGGGGAAGGTGGCCCCTACGTCAAGACCTACAACCGCGGCGAGGGCATGCTCTATCTGAGATCAGGAGCGGTCATCTACTCGGCCGGAACCAAGGACGGAGCATTCGACATCCAGTCGAAGAATCTCGGGTGGCTGTGGATGGACGAGCCGGGGCTCATGCCGAGGGTCGGTGGGATGCGAGCCTGGGAAGAGTCCATCCGGTATGCCGTCCGGATGCCGCCGGCGCGCATCGTCTGCTCGGGAACACCCAAGGCGGGCCATCCCCTCGTGAAGCTTCTCGAGGCCGATCCGTCGGTTGTCAAGACCCGGCTTCGGACCATCGACAACGTTGACAACCTGGATCCGGATTGGGCCAGACGCATCATGGCCAAGTTCCAGGGAACCCGTCTAGGGCGTCAGGAGCTTGAGGGAGAGCTCGTGGGCGAGGTGGAAGGGGCTTTATGGCTGTGGGTCTGGATCGAACGCGGACGGATGCAGGAGAAACCCCTCTGTCTGCGCGTCGTCGTGGGGGTGGACCCAAGCGGTGGAGCCAACGAGATCGGCAACGTCGCCGCCGGGCTCATCAAATCGCCGTGTCCGTGCGGCAGGCAGAACGAGCTAGGTCCCCACTACGCAGTGCTGGACGACCGGTCCCTCCTGGCATCTCCTGAACGCTGGGGACGCTCCGTCGTCGACCTGTATCACGACCTCGAATGTGACCGCGTTGCGGCAGAGCGCAACTTCGGGGGGGCCATGGTTGAGTCCACGATCCGCGTGGCGGATCCGACCGTGCCCGTGAAGCTCGTCAACGCATCGCGGGGCAAGGCGCAGCGAGCGGAGCCGGTCTCTGCCGTCTACGAGCAGAACAGGGTCCACCACGTCGGGACCTTCGCCGAGCTCGAAACCGAACTCACGACCTGGGTGCCGGGTGACGACTGGTCGCCCAACCGCCTCGATGCGTTGGTGTGGGCCCTGACCGAACTCATGGAGGGCAGCGGCGGCCCGGCCACGGCCACGGTGGCCTCGGGACACATCTCCGACTGGTGACCATCTAGATTCTAGATTCTAGAAACGCGGTTCTGCCTTTACGGCGCGTTACGCTTAGCGCGTGTCACTGGACATCAACGGCGTTCGCCTGGAAGGACTCATCAAGCACCGCGGCAACCTCGGTGCACGCGTCATCTACGACGACGGGACGCTGTACGTCCTGCGCTCGCCCTCCGACATCGCCGTGTTCTCTGACATCGCAGAGCCCAAGCGATGGGGCGGAGGCTGGAAGGTGCGCGTGGGTGAGAAGTCCTTGCAGGTGATGCGCCCGACGTGCTCGTGCAAGAAGGACCCCAAGCTCGCTGCGTTGACCCTGGACGAGATCAAGGCTGCGGTGTCCATCCATGCCTGACGTCCTGGTCCCCAACGGCCACCGCGCCGTCATGCTCGGCCGCGAGGTACGCATGAACCTCGACGCGGCGCACTACCGCAGCCTGCAAGGTCTGGCCAAGGCCTATGACTGGTCCTCGCCGACTGCCTTGGCCGAGAAGCTTCTGTCCGACGCCATCGAACGCGCAGCCACGAACACGATGCGCAAGCAGGTGCTGGCAGCGCTCATCGGGACGTGGCAGCGATCGGTGCCGGCGTGAGTGCTCCGCTGCTGTTCGTCGCGCTCAGCTTGGCTTCGTATCGCGTCTGGCGTTTAGCTGGGCGAGACGACATCACCGAACCGATCCGCTCCCATCTGCCGGGATTCCTGCAGAAGCTCGTCCGCTGTGAATGGTGCCTCGGCAGTTATGTTTCCGTCGCCTCGGTCTACGCCACGCATCGCTGGCTCGTCGTACTGCGTCCGCACTGGCTGCTGTGGGCTGTGGCCGTGTCCTGTGTCGTCGGGCTCATCGGGACGAGGTTGGATACGTGACCAGAGCACGCGACGCGAAGACGGGCCGCTTCGTCAAGCTTGCCGAGACGCAGGCTCTGACCGCCTCTGCCGAACTCATCACCACGGCCGACCTGGAACGCATGCCCCGTCAGGCCGAGCAGTGGCAGGAACGCGCCTGGCGTCTGTGGCGCATCCTCGGCGTCCTGCACTACCCCACGACGTTCAAGGCGAAGCAGGTCGGACGGCTGGGCTGGAACGTCGAAGTCAACGGCGAGCAGGTCGAGCCCGAGCAAGCCGAGCAGATGATGAAGGCCGTCACCTCGCCATTGGGGCCGAGGGAAGCGACCAAGCGCCTGGCCCTTCTCTTCGAGGTAGCGGGTGATGCCTACTACGCACGCCTGAAGGACGAATGGATCGTCTACGCCTCCACCACACCGCGCCGCAAAGAGAAGCTGCGCGCCGCCGACATCATCGTCTACGGGATGCAGTCCGACCCCGAGGACCCGGACAAGGTCGATTCCTCAGTGCGTTCAGCCCTCGACACCGCCGAGTCCATCCGCCTGAAGTGCGCCCTGTCGCGGTCGCAGGACCGCAACCGACTCTCGCAGCGCGGAATCCTGCTCATCCCCAAGGAAGCGCAGTTCCCCGACGACGACCCCTTCGGCCCCAAGCTCGAAGCTTCCATCAAGGCCCCGATCGCAGACGAGTACGCGGCGGCTGCCGTGGTTCCGCTGAAGGTCGACGTACCCGGTTCGACCATCGAGCAGTGGCGGCACCTCGTCCTGGAATCGCCCTACGACGAGAAGCTGATGGACCGCATCGACGCCGAGATCAAGCACCTGGCCCTCGAGCTCGACATCCCGGCGGAGATGTTGCTCGGGTTCGCAGATGTGAACCACTGGACGGCTTGGCTGTCGGACGAGTCGAACTACCGCGCCCACGTCGAACCGCTGGGGTTCTTGGTCGGTCAGATACTCGCCAAGGCCATGATGGCCGCCATCGACGGCGCGGTCGAGATCGTCGTCACACCCGACCCCTCGGAACTCCTGGCCCGGCGGTCTTCCGTTGCTGATGCCTTCGAGGCTTATCGGCTGGGAGTGGTCGGCTCGATGTATCTCCGCAAGCAGATCGGAGCGGATGAGGATGACGTCGCTACAGCCGAGGACATCGCGTTGCTGCTCGCCGTGACCGGCAACGCGAACCAGGCCGCCCCGCAGCTTCCCGCCCAAGGCACCGGACAGACCGACGTCGGACCGCCGGCGCTTCCCTCGACGACACCGAACGGAAACGGCAAGGCTCCGGTCGTGGCGGCCATCGACGACACGCGAGCCGAAGCGCTCGACGAACTCAGCCGGCAACTGGTCGCCATCGACGTCGGGTTGCTCGGGACGCTCAAGGGCGCAGCGGCCATCGCGGTCGAACACGCCCGGAGCAAGGTCGCTTCCGAAGACGTCGGAGCCCCCGCGCGCGTAGCCGATGCGATGGCAGGGCTCGGCCGGGTGTGGAAGCGTGAGGTCTCCGAGGCCAGAGCCAGCCTCACCAAGCTCGGCATCGACGCACGCGGCCCGGTGTGGGACCAAGCCGCCGAAGCCTCGCTTCACATGCTCATCGACGGGATGACGGCCCACGTCACCGAGAGCCTCGACAAGAGCGACGCCGAGATGCCCGCGCTTCCGGTGCTCTTGCTGCGGCAGGTCATCGCCACGGCCGGTGGTTCCAGCACGGCCACGGTCGCGGCATTACCGTCGCCGACCTTCGCCGATCCGCAAGGCTTCGCCGTGGGTGTGCTGTCGCTTCGGGACATGAAGAAGTCCGGCGTCCAGTTGGTGAACTGGCGATTCCGCTACGGTCCGCTTCATCGCGACGTTCCCTTCCTTCCGCATAAGGAGCAGGACGGTCGTTTCGCCAACACCGACGGAGAGGTGCATGGCTGGTTCCCCGGCGATCACAAGGGATGCGAGTGTTTCCTCGACCCGGTGCTTAGGATTGTGAAGACGCCAACGGAGGTCTGAGATGCGCGACAAGGTGTTCTCAGCAAGGGTCTACCGTTTTGCCAAGCGTTTCAATGACCATCGCAGAATCGGGAGATTTGTTTCTCGGTACAGAACCGATGAAGGTCAGTGGCGAGCGACATGGTGGCAGTTCGGACGTACGGTATTCCGTCATCGCATGGTGAGAATCGGCTGATGCCGATTTCTGGAACCGCGAACCTGCCTGTCGCTCCGCGTAACACACCGTGGGACGGACCCGGAGCCAGACGCCGCGTCCTTGATTCCTGCGACGGCAACGTGGCCTGCATCGGCCGTGCGTTCCTGTGGCGTTCTTCAGACGGCGACCCGCGCACCGCTGCTGTGTGGTCGTTGGGCTTCGCCGATGTCATCGACGGACGGCTGCAGATCGTTCCCCGTGGCCTCGCCGCTTGCGCCGGCGGCCGGGGAGTGGGGGCACTCGGCGGCGTGTCGGACTCGGACAAGGCGCGCATCCGGTCACGTATCTGCACAATCTACGACCGGGTCCGCGCTTCCATCGAGGACTGGCCGGAATGTCCCGTGGCGCAGACGGCATCCCTGGAAACGCTCACGGCGGATGCGACGGGCACGCCCATCGAAGGTGTCATCGCCATCGAAGGCATCACGACCGGTGACGGACGAAAGATCGAGCGCGGTGCACTCACATGGGAAGACGGTCCATGGCCGCTGGTCTTCGACCGCGAAGAGATGGACCACTCAGGAGCCACGGTGGGCACCATCAACACGATCGAACGTGTGGGCAAGGAGATACGCGGCACAGGCGCACTGTCGGACTCGACCGACCCCGAGACGCAGATGCTCGTGGCGCGTGCCGCAGAGCTGTTCAGCGAAGGTGCCGTCGGAGTGTCCGTTTCGCTCGATGACGTCGTGGACGAGGAACGCGGGAACATCGTCGTCACTACCGCCGGACGCATCCGGTCGGTGGCCATCGTGGACGAGGCAGCGTTCAACAACGCACGCATGGCGCTGGTTGCCTCGCTTCGCGTCGTTCGGCGTGAATGGTTCGCCGACCCGCAGTTCGGTGATGAATCCGACGAGCGTCTGGTCTGGCAGGAGCCCGAACGACCCGAGGAGGAACGGCAGCTCGGCTGTCCTCTGACCGTTACCGATGACGGCCAGATCTACGGCCACGCTGCCCTGTGGGGCCGGTGCTACATCGGAGGGATGCCGGGGACCTGCACCCGTCCGCCGAAGGAACCTGCCGCCTACCGGGGGTTCCACACCGGCGAGCGCCTGCCCGGCATCCCCACCGGACCGCTGGTGATGAAGACGCGCCACGCCAACATCAACCTCGAAGCGGCGGCAGCCGTCGAGCACTACGCCCACACCGGCTACGCCGTGGGCGACGTCAGGGTCGGTCCCGACGCCTACGGCATCTGGGTCGCTGGTGCTGTGCGGTCGGACGCCACAGACGTCGACATCGAGATCCTGCGGGCTTCGGCGCTCTCAGGCGACTGGCGATCGTTCGGGACGAAGCTGCGTCTGGTCGGACTGCTGGCTGTAAACGCGCCGGGTTTCCGCGTCGCCAGAGCTATCGCTGCGTCCAGCGGCGTCATCACCTCGGGGCCGGGATGCGAGCAGTGCGACGACGGACCATCGCTTGAGGACCGCGTCGCCGAGCTCGAGAAGCTGATCGCAGCAGAACGCACTGCGTGATGGACGGGGTAGTCATCCCCCGCCAAATCCATCGCATCTGGCTGGGGTCACCAGCACCCCAGGACTACGTCGACAACGCGCAGACGTGGCTCGACGTCAACCCCGGATGGACCCTGACCGAATGGGACGAGGACTCGCTTCTCGCTCTCGGACTTGAGAACCAGGACCTGTGGGACGAAGCCGCGAAGCACCTGCCGAGCCGTCTGCTTCCCCGCTTCCGCTCCGACATCGCGCGCTACGAGCTGCTCTGGCGGTTCGGGGGCATGTACGTGGACCACGACTTCGTCGCGCTGAAACCGATCGCACCCCACATCGCGGGCAAGACGTGTTTCGCCGTGCAGGAGAAGCCCGGTCTCATCGCCAACGGTCTGCTCGGCTCGGTCCCCGGACATCCGCTGATGCGGTTGCTCATCGACCAGGCTCCCATCTCGTTTCACAAGCGCCCCAAGCAGCAGCCGTGGCGCTCGGTGGGTCCGGCGTTCCTCACTACCCAGGCCAACGGACGGGGAGACCTGCACATCCTGCCGAAGAAGCTCTTTCTCCCGTACCACTACACGGAGCTTCAACGCAACGGACGCGGACACGTCCCCCACGATGCCGTCTGCGAGCACACCTGGGGCTCGGCACGCGGCCAGGTCTCCGTCGTCATCCCCTACCGCCGAACCGACGAGCACCGGGAAGCTGCACTCGCCAAGGTGTTGCAACAGTTCGAAGCTCACCACGACTGGCAGGTCGTCATCGGAACCGACGACAAGGAGCCGTTCTCCAAGGCCCGCGCGGTGAACGACGGTGTACGCAGGAGCTTCGGGGACTTCCTCGTCATCTGCGACGCGGACCTGCTGTGCCCCGACATCGAGGACGCGGTGAACCAGTGCCGCAAGGGTGTGCGCTGGATCATGCCCTATTCGATCCTTTACCGGCTCAGCAAGACGGCGACGCAGAAGGTCCTGCGCGGTGCCGATCCCCTGCCCATCGCCAAGTCCCGCAACGGCGCACTCGACGTCGGTCCCTACTCGGGCGTCATCGGCGGGGGTGTCGTCGTCCTTCGCCGTTCGGTGTACGAGGACATCCCCATGGACGAACGCTTCGAGGGCTGGGGAGGCGAGGACATCTCCTGGGGCATGGCGCTTCGTTCGCTGGCGGGGATGCCGCGGAAGACGAACGGGCCGCTGTATCACCTGTGGCATCCGTCCAAGTACATCGGCGCAGCGCACGGCGAGAACGATCCGCTGTACGACCGCTACCTCAAAGCCTCACGGCGGACCCCGGCCATGCGCACGCTCGTCAAAGAGGCGAGGAAGCTTGCCCAGGTCTGATGTCGCCATCCTGATTCCGTGGATCGAAACGCGTTGTCCATGGCGAACGAAAGCGATGCACTGGACCTACCGCTACTGGTCCTCGTTCGGCGTCCCGATCATCTATGGCATCGCGGAGACGGTGAACCGTTCCGCAGCACGCAACGACGCAGCACGCAAGGCGAACGCCAGCATCTTGTTTCATGCGGATGCGGATATGTGGATTCCGCCAGAGCAGTTCCACGCGGCGGTTGAGCGCGCAGCAGAGACGGGCTGCTTCGTGCACGCCTACACCAAGCACCTGCGACTGAACAAGGCCGCCACGCAGAAGGTCTACGAGGGAACGTTCAGCCCGTCGGGACAGTTGGCGCTGCGTCAATCGGCCGGCGCCATCGCCGTTCCCAGGGAGCTGCACGATCGCGTCGGTGGTCACGACGAGCGCTTCATCGCGTGGGGTGGAGAGGACAGAAGTTTCCAGTACGCGTGTCAGACACTCGGTGGAGTCGCCGAGCGCATCGAGGGCTACTCCTACCACCTGTGGCACCCGCGCGACCGTGAGCTGAACCGCACGACGCCGCAGCGGAAGAGAAACATCGAACTCGCGACGCGATACAAAACCGCCGGGGGAAGCATCAGACGCGAAGGCATCCTCGGTCGAACCGTCGGCAAGGAACCCGACCCCGACGCCATGCTTGCCATCCTGCGCGAGCCCGGCGGCCCGTTGTTCGCACGGGTCGGCTCAGCGGGGCCATAGGATTCCATCGTGTCGGACAACGATTCTCCACTCGCCGATGCTCTGCGACGTGTCGCACAGAAACCGCTGCGCGCGGCACTAGAGCAGAGCCAGGCCAAGGCAGGGCAACGCCGCAGAGCTTCAGCGGATCGCGTCATCGTCTGGCAGGGAGCGTGGAATCCTGAGGTCACCTACCGCGTCGGCGAGCATCTGGGTTCGGTGTGGCGCTGCCTCGTCGAGAACGTAGGCGATGCACCGACGTCGCCGATGTGGGAGATGCTCGTCGAGAAGGGGGCCACCGGTCCGACCGGGCCCCGCGGCTACAACGGGGCTCCGGGTCCACCAGGCCCCGGAAGCGGATCGACCGGACCCACCGGTCCCTCAGGCCCAAGCGGACCGTCTGGTCCTGCGGGTGCGACGGGTCCAAGCGGAGCCCCAGGAGCCGACGGAGCCACAGGTCCTGCGGGAGCGGACGGAGCGACCGGTCCGGTAGGTGAGACGGGTCCCACGGGTCCCGCCGGTGCCGATGGAGCCACGGGACCGCAAGGCATCCCCGGAGACGTCGGTGCAACTGGGCCCATCGGCGAAACGGGACCGACCGGCGTAGCCGGAGCCGACGGCGCGGTAGGAGCCACAGGTCCCACCGGCGTCGCGGGTGCGGTCGGAGCGACCGGTCCTGCGGGAGCCACGGGCGTCACAGGTGATACGGGTGCAACGGGTCCCGTTGGTGCGACAGGTGTAACGGGAGCCACAGGGGTGACGGGGGCCACGGGTCCGGCTGGGGCTACGGGACCGGTCGGGGCGACGGGCGTAACGGGGGCCACCGGCGTCGACGGAGCTACGGGTCCAGCCGGTGCTACCGGAGTGACCGGAGCGACGGGCGTTACCGGAGCGACGGGAGTGACGGGACCTACCGGACCCACGGGCGTCACCGGAAGTGCCGGTGCGACCGGTCCGACAGGTGTGACCGGGGCTACGGGGCCGACCGGAGCGACCGGTCCATCGGGCTGGACGACACTCTCTGCTGCCGCCGATCAGTCCGTCATCAACTCGGCAGCACTGGCGAGCGACACGGCACTGACCTTCGCGATGGCCGCTGCCACGAAGTACCGCATCCGCGCCACCATCTTCTTCGACACCACCGCACTCGGTGACTTCAAGTTCGCCTTCTCGTCACCGGCGCTGGCCACGCTCGAACGCTGGAACCTCATCCGCACGGTTGCCGGTGCGATCCCTGCCGAGGTCGCCATCGCCACGGCCAACCCCGGCACGATCGCGCTGGCCGGAAGCGGCACGACGGGCGGCTGGATACAGCTCGACTGCATCATCCACAACCTGAACTCGGGGACGTTCGTTTTCCAGTTCGCCCAGAACTCGGCACAACTCGACACGGGCGCCATCCGTCGCGCGGGCTCGTACATGGAGTACGCGGTCGCCTAGAACGCTTGCACCGCGGCTGCATCCGTGTTAGTCATGCGATAACAACCGATCGCCTAACCGCCCGAAGTCGGGGCCGGGACAGCGTAGTTGCCAAAGCCGAAACGAGGCCAAGGAGGCTACGTTGGACGATCTGCAGAAGTTGCTCTCCACCGTCGAATCCCTCGACGAAGACAAGCGTGAGAAGGAAGAGTCCCCCCCGACCGACGAGGAGCTCGCCGAGGCGCGCGCGGGACTCATCGAAGCGGCCAAGGCAGCGCTTGAGGGCGACAAGCCCGACAACGCGAGCGGTCGCACGATCAAGGAAGCCATCGACAAGATCGACGCCGAGGTCATCACGCGCCGGGAGCAGGTCGAGGCCGACCGCAAGGAAGCCGCCGAACTGCTCAAGAGCCTCGAAGGCGAGCCCAAGGCAGAGGCCGAAGGCGACGAGGGTGAAGGCGACAGCGGGGATGCCGAGGGCGACGGCGGAGAAGGCGAAGGTGGCGAGGAAGAGGCTCCCGCCGAGGCCAAGCAGGTCGCCAAGGTCGCATCTCTGGCAGACGCGATCAGCCGGTCGTCCAAGCGCCGGACGCAGCGCATCGAAGAGCAGCCGCCGTCCAACGACTCGGTGATCGTCGCGGCGCTGGGACCCGCGCAGGGTGCCGGGCTTTCCCAGAACGCCGACATCGACGACGTGGCCAAGCTGTTCACGCAGTACGCGCCGCAGGTCAAGCGCGGCGGATCGGTGCTCGTGCACATGGAGCGCCTCTACCCCGAGGACCGATCGCTCGGTCTTTCGGCCGAAGAGAACACCCGCACCATCGACAAGGTGACCTCGCCCCGCGCCATCACGGCGGCGGGTGGCATCTGCGAGCCCTTGCCGGCGGACTTCAACCACCCGATCTGCGGCGACCGGGGACGGCCGATCTTCAACGCCAACCCGACCTTCCGCGCCGACCGCGGCGGCATCCGCTTCGCGCCCTCGGTGACGGTGGCCGACCTCGAAGAGGCCATCACGGTCTGGACGAACACGACCGACGCCGAGCCCGGCTCGGACACCAAGGCGTGTCCGCGCGTGGAGTGCGAAGAGGAGGACTCGGCCAAGGTCGACGCCATCGTCGCGTGTCTGACGGTGGGCAACTTCCAGGCCCGCTTCAACCCCGAGTTCTGGAGGAGCCGCCTGGACCTGCTCATGGTCGCCCATGACCGCATCGCCGAGCAGACGATGTACGCGACGATCGAGTCCAACTCGACGCAGGTGTCCTTCGGCGGTGGGTCGGGAACGGTCGTCGACGTGCTCACGGTGCTCGACCAGGCCACGGCAGGACTCAAGTCGCGTCACCGCCTCATCGGGACGGGCTTCACGGCCATCCTTCCGTCGTGGCTGCGCGAGGCACTCCGCGTCCAGCTCAACAACCAGGCACCGGCGGGGTCGCTCGATCTGTTCACGGTGGCCGACGCCCAGCTCAACGCGTTCTTCACCAGCCGCAACATCACGCCGGTGTGGTCGCCCGACATCGACGTCTTCGCCGACCAGGGTGTGGCAGCGCTGGTGGACTTCGGCGCAGGCGGTGTCGGTGGGGACGGGGTCGACGTCGTGCTCTACCCCAATGGCACGTGGCTGACGCTGGATGGCGGCACCTACGACCTCGGCACGAACATCGCCGACTCGACGCTGAACGCGGTCAACGACCGCCAGGCGTTCCTCGAGACGTTCGAGGGTGTCGTGCAGCGCGGCTGTGAGTCGCTGTCGATCGCCGTTCCTCTGGACGCGCCCTGCATCTGCGGAGCCGCATAGGCCATGCCGTCCCCGACGCGGATCACGTTTCCGCCGTCGGGTAGGCCGGTCGGCGGACTCCTCAACGCGGCCAGACCTATCGGCGGCAACTGGCAGCGCGGGGTGACGTTCGCCTCCGCGCAGTGCATCGCGCCGCAGAACATCGGACCGTGCCCGGAAGGGATGGTGACGAAGGACGTCTCGTTCCTTTCCGACCCGGTCGAGTTCCAGCCGTTCCAGGTGTTCCAGGCCGTGCAGTGCTCGCGGCTTGGCGGGTCTTCAGTGGTTGACTTCGCGGATCAGTCACTCGACGTCACGCGCGAGTTCGGGGTTGCGGCCGAGCTGCTTACCGGCGCGGCGACGGGCAATCCGTCTCTGGGTGATGCTGCCGTCCTTACCGCGGCGGCCGACCCCGTAGCGGCCCTGGGGTGCTTGGAGCAGTACGCATGGACGGCGCTTTCGGGACGAACGGTGTTCATCCACGTCACGGCGCAGATCGCTACGGCGCTTCTGGCGGCTGCCGCCATCTGGGCGCCGCAGGATGGACGCGTATGGCAGACGGCGGCCCGCAATACCGTCGTCATCTCTCCCGGCTACGACGGACGCGAGCCGGGAGAGTCTGCCCCCACATCCGGCGACCCGCTGTTCATGTACGCGACGGGCGAGGTCTACGCCGAGGTGGGCGAGCGGGAGACACTCGATTCGACCGACCGCACCAACAACGTCGAGACGGCCATCGCCGAAGACACGGCCCTCGTCATCTTCGATCCGTGCTTCGTTGCCGCCATCGACACCGGTCTTAGCGCGTGCGGTGGTCTTTCGTGAACAAGGAGGAATGAACGATGGGATGCCCGAAGCTCGCTGAAGGCGATGTCGTCCGCGTGACCCGCGTGGATGAATGCGGTGCGCCGGTCGAGGGTTCCGACAACGCCTTCGTCGACGAGTGCTGGGCATCGGTCGCCATGGCACCCAACGTCGAGGCCGGCACGGATATCAGCTTCAAGGCCATGAACGGCAGGCAGTGCGGCTTCAAGCGCGGCTGCCCCACGTTCAACGGCTTCGACCTGACGGGGGGGTTCTTCAGTGCTTCGCCCGAGCTCATCGACATCCTGACGGGCAACAGCGTCTACAACGACTTCAACGGCGACCCCATCGGCTGGGACGACTGCCAGGTCGCCTGCAACACCGGCTTCGCCTTGGAGATCTGGCAGAACGTCATCGGTGAGGAATGCGCCGAGGACACGACGGGCCAGTGGTTCTACTGGCTGCTGCCCTGGGTCACCAACGGCGTGCTCGGTGACGTGACCGTCAACGCCGAAGGCGTGACCTTCTCGCTCACGGGCAACACGCGAGCCGGAGGCGGATGGTCCCTCGGACCTTGGGACGTGCAGGCTGCAGACGCCGAGAACACGCCCGGTCCGCTGCTCGAAGTCATCGGCTCGGAATGCCACAGACGCGGGTTCGTCTCAACGATTGAGCCCCCAACCGCTGCGTGTACTTGGATTTCCGTTCCGCAGAACAACGAACCGGTGTCGTAGTCGTCAGGGCTTAGTAGCCTTGGCAGATGGAATGCAGCATCGATGGATGCAACCGAGCGGTTCAGGCGAAAGGGTTCTGCAATATGCACTACCACCGCATCAGGCGGCTAGGTGACCCCGGACCTGTCGGAACGCTGACTAACAAGCATCTGCCTCCCGTCGAACGGTTCTGGGCGAGCATCAAACAGGACGACGAGACGGGCTGCTGGGTGTGGCGTGGCATCAAGCTCGGGAGATACGCGCTCATCCGAATAGATGGTCGCCTTACTCCGGCTCACCGTTTCGCCTATGAATTGATGGTCGGCCCGATCCCATCGGGATTGGATATCGACCACCTATGCAGGAACACTCGCTGTGTGAATCCTGGACACCTGGAACCAGTCACGACCGCCGAGAACCTTCTTCGCGGTGAGGGCATCTGTGCGCAGAACGCACGCAAAACACATTGCGTCCATGGGCATCCGCTTACAGGTGCGAATGTTAAGCGCACGAAGGATGGAGGCAGGGTCTGCCGTGAGTGCATGCGTCGTATCCGTCGCGAACGTTACGCAAGATTGGGGCGCTAGATGACGCTCTCGCCGTGGGAGTCACCCCCCATCCGTGAGGACGGTTGGCATGACTTCGGACCTGGCGGCGGTTCCGGCTCCGCTACCGTCCGAGGCCCCTTCGAGTTCGCCTTCGACACGCCGGGGCTGGCGGATGGGGTGGAGTTCTACACGCCGACGGTGGGAGAGGTGCTGGTCGACTGCACCTTTCGTGTAGATACAGCCTGGGATGGGATTAGCAATCTGGCGGATATCGGAGACTTCACGTCTGGAACAACTGGTTTGTGGGCATATACGACATCGTTCGGATTCGATCTGGTATCTGCAAATCCCACCTCAGGTGTTATCGCGCTTAGTGGGGTTTCATTGAACCAGCAAGCGCTTACGGGGTTATTCATCTTCACGACAACCGATCCGCTGCTCCTCGTCGTTTCCCAAGATGGCACCAAGGGCGGCCCTCCTTCTGACGCATCACAGGGAGCCGCCCGCCTCTACATCGTCACGGCGCTCCCGGTGGCGTTCTAGGCTCGATGGATGACTGGTCCCTGCGACATCCCATGGGAGATAGACACCGATTGCTGTGTCCTAGACTACGTGGCGCCACATCTGGCGATGCACGATCCTGCACATATGGCCACTCTCGCAGCCGAATCGATGAGCCAATGCTTTGATAGTGGCGCCCGCATCGTAGAGAGCCCGGATCTCTCGGACCTTCGCGTCGGTCAGTATGGAGTTTCCGTTTCGTTCCCCGTATGCATGCCGTCCGTTTCGGACGCAATCCCGCACGTTGTCTCCACCAGTCCCGACGTAAAGATGGCGGAGATTGACACATCCGTGGTCGCCCGAACCGCCGTTGCACCGATGGAGGACGTGCAACTCTCCCGGGTCCCCGTTAGCGAGAATCCAGACGAGTCGCGCTCCGGGCGTGGAACGGCCGTTCCATTTCACTTCCGTACGTTTGCCGTTTGCGTGGGACTTCAGGATGATGCACTCATCCGAGGTTGCGGTTACCCCCGCGTAGATCGTCCGCATGATGTCAGCGTGGCGTCGAGTCAAACGGAGCGGTGCAGAGAGCGGAGTTCCTCGTCGGTATCGCCCGTAATGCAATCTGCACCAACTGAGCGAGGTAGCACGTCGCTCGCATCCCTCGACGGAGCAGATACCCTTGGCCACGTCCGAACCTCCTTGTTAGGTGAGGGCCACGCCCCCGGAGGTTCACTCCTCGCGGGGGCAACTAATCCTATCGGGTGGTGCTGATGTCCCTTTGCGAAGTATGGGACGTGGATTTCGACTGTTGCCCGGATTTGCCCGACGGCACGGATCAGTCCCTCATCGACAAGTGGCAAGCCGTGTCCTCGGAGCTGCTGTGGGCCGCTTCGGGTCGCCGCTACGGCCTATGTGAAGTCACCGTAAGACCGTGCCTGCGTAGCTGCTGGGGCTCGGGACTCCCCACTCCCTACAAGGGCTCAGACGGGCAGTGGCGCAACTTCGCAACGTGCGGCTGCAACGACGAATGCACCTGCACGGCTCTGTGCGAGGTCGTCTTAGACGGCCCGGTGGACTCCATCGAAGAAGTGCTCATCGGCGAAGACGAACTGATGGCTGAGAACTACCGCCTCGATATCGTGGACGGCGAATACCGCCTGCTGCGTACTGATGGAGGATGCTGGCCATCGTGCAGCGATTTCACGGCCGAATGCGGGACGGACGGAGCGTTCTGCGTGACGTACATGAAGGGGCTGGCACTGACGGAGCTGGCCATCGCGGCGAACTCGGCCCTTACCTGTCAGCTCGTTCGTGCCTGCCTGCCCAACTGCTCATGCAAGCTCCCGGCCAACGTCGTCTCGGTCGTCCGTTCCGGCGTGTCCCTGCAGTTCGACTCATCCGTCACTTGGATCAGAACACTGTCCGAAGTGGCGAGTTTTCTGGACGTGAGTAACCCATCCGGCTTGCAGTCGGGCTCAACGGTCTGGACGCCTGACCTTCCTCCCACAAGGACGACGGTAACGACCGAGGTCTCGTGAGCAGTCGCGCGACCAGCTTTTACGATGTCGCCGACCTAGCACTTTCCTGTGTCTGCCGGCAGATGATGGACCTGGCAGAGGACGAGGGCATCCCCGAGGGCTACTCGTGCCCATGCCTGCAGTACGTGTCGGCCGGCGAGCCCGCCGTCGACTGCTGCTCCGTGGACTGCACCGGGCCGAGCAGCGGGATGCTCACGGTCCACATCGAGACGGTGTTCCCCTCTGACAACTTCCCGGTGGCTAGCTCAGGATTCGAGCCCTGCAAGGCTCAGACGTGGGTCGCTTCGCTCGTGGTCACGTCGGCCCGCTGCGCGCGAAGCACCAACGACCAGGGCGAGCTGGTATCCACGGACGAACTACAGGCCGCAGCGCTCCTGATGGCCATCGACCAGTACGCCATCGTCACGTCGCTCAGTTGCTGCGTGGTGAACGAGGGCGTTGGCTCCAAGCGCAAGCGACGGGTGCAGATCCAGGAGAGTCGTCCGCAGGTGAGCGAGGGCGGGTGCGCGTCGATCCAGGTTCGCGCGTTCGTTGAAGCCGGGACCATCTGCGCCTGCGAGCCTGCGGTCTCCTAGATTCGGTTGAGTTGTGCGACCGCGCGTGTAGCCTTGGGCTATGGCCTTGGCTCGCGTCCGCATCGACCGCGGCGCCGTCCGTAAACTCATCGAGGGTCCCAACGGCCCCGTAGACGTGTATCTGCGGAGCCTCGCTGTGCGTATCGCCGCCATCGCCCGGCAGCTCTGCGGGCACAAGTCGGGCAAGCTCGCTCGCTCCATCAAGGTCACTCGCGGGCGCAGGCCGGGCTGGAACGTTGAGGCCAGGGCTCCGTATGCCCTCTACCACCACAACGGCACGAGGCCGCACCAGATCGAAGGAGACCCGCTCCTGGTCTTCTTCTGGGACAAGACGGGCGAGACGATGTTCCTGCCCTCCGTGGATCATCCCGGAACCAAGCCCAATCCGTTCCTCATCAACGCCGCCAAGCGCGTAGGACTCAAGGTCAACAAGCTCGTCTAGCAAGGAGGAAGGGTTGGCAGACGCGGAACGGCATAAGCGGTTCGAAGGACAGCAGCGCAAAGAGGGCGAGGAACCGGTCACCTTCGAGATCGGCGACGAGACGTTTACCTGCATCCACGGCTTGCCGTCGATGGCCCTCGAACGGCTGAGTAGCGACGAGTGGACGGTGCTGAACATGCGCCTGTTCATCGAAGGGGTGCTCGTCGACGAGGACATCGAGCGCTTCCGGGCCATCCTTGAGGCCAAGGACGTCATCATCTCCACGCAGGAGCTCTCCGACATGTGCATGTGGCTGATCGGGGCGATATCCGACCGCCCTACGAGATCGCCCTCTGGCTCGCGAAATGGGAAAGCGACCACTGGGCGTACCTCGACGGCCAGATCAGCCGCGCAGGGGGCCGCAGCCAAGACATGACCACCCTGCAGCGGTTGAACTTCGCCTACGCGCTCATCGCCGATGCGGGCACGTCCGACCCCGCCGGCTGGCTCGACAAGGCCATCCTGGGACTGGGGGCGGCCGAGGTTGAGAACGGCAAGCCGCGTCCTCGTTCTCGTGCTCGTCTGCGCAAGCTAAGGATGGATCTGGATGAAGCGAACCGTAGATTGCGCGATATGATCCGCGAGGACAAGCAGCTCGGATCGCACTGATGGCCGTCGTCGGCGATGCCATCCTCGAGACCCATCCCGGCTTCCGTACCTACGAGCGGGAGCTGACCCAGGGCGTCTCCCAGGCCGCCGAGAACGCATCGAAGCGCACCAAGCCCGTCGAAGTGAAGGTCGATACCTCCAAGGCCGAGAAGAACCTGCAGGCGTTGGGCAACGTCGCGCGCGTCGCCGCCGGTGTCGTGTTAGCCGTGGCGTTCAAGAAGGCCATCCAGGGAGCCAGCGACTACGCGGCGACGGTGCGCAAGGTCGCCACGGTCACAGGTGCATCGGCTGAGGAAGCATCCAAGCTTGTCTTCGTCCTGAATCGTATCGGGGTCAACGCGGATGGGATTTCGAAGCCGCTTGTCATCCTCTCCAAGAACATCGAGCAAGGTGGGAAGAACTTCAAGCAATATTTCACGGCCGCCGACCTCGCAACACTCAAGACCGGCAAGCTCACCGACGCCATCCCGCTGTTGGCCGACAAGTTCCGACACCTGGGCGATATCACCAAACAGAACAACTTCCTTATCAACGTCTTCGGGCGCTCGGGCGCGGATTTACGGAAGCTCCTGTCACTGACCGCGCAGGACTTCGCGCACATCGCTTCCGAAGCGCAGAAGTTCGGTCTCGTACTCACGTCCAGGAACCTTGTCGCCTTCAAGCACTTCAACGAGGAAACGCGGGCACTGGAACAGTCGTTGAAGGGCTTGCAGGTGCAGGTCGGCATCACGACCATCCCCATCCTTGCCAAGCTTGCGGAGATCACGACCGGGGTCGTCAACAAGTTCAACACGCTCGACCCGGCCATCCGCAACGTGGCCGGTGGCATCGGGTTGGCGGTGGCCGGGATCGCGACTGTCGCGCAACCGTTGGCGAACATCACGCAGGCAGCAGCGGGTGTGTTGCCGATAGCGAAGAAGGTCGGTGGCGGACTCGTCAGTGTCGGCAAGGCGGCTACTGGAATCGAAGAAGCGGCGGGGTTCGGCGCTGTTGCCCTCGGCACGTTGGGAGGCGCTCTTGTCGCGGCCGCGGCAGCGGGCGTCGTCTTCGTCGGGGTCCAGATCGCCGAAAGCATCGCGAAGGCAAGGGAACAGGCTGACCAGTTCGCTGTCGCTATCGCGTCGGCAGCAGGACCCGATGTCCAAGACAAGCTCAGAGGCGTCACCGAGGAGCTGGCGAAGTCCAAGAAGGAGTTGGAGGGACTCAATAAGGCGACGGGCGATGACCAAGCGTTTTTCGACCAAGCCATCCGTGCAGCGGAGCTGGAGAAGAACATCGGGGGTCTGGAACGTCAGCTCGAAAAACTCCGCGAAGCAGAGAAGGCGGCGGACCCCAGCACCAGAGAGTTCACCGCTGCGATGAAGGAGCAGGACGAGACGGCCACATTCCTCAAAGCGGCCGTGTCGAACCTGTCTTCTTCCGCGGTCATCCAAGAAGGTGCGCAGGCGCGACTTGCCGCGAGTCTCAAAGGAATCTCTGCCGACAGCGAGGTCGGCCGGCAAGCCGTCGAGAAGTACGCGGAGGCTCTCGTTGCATCTGCCGAAGCGGCAAGCGGCGAGAAGCTCTCCCAGGAGGACCTGAAGAAGGTCCGCAGCGAAGCGGCGACACAAGCCCTGAAGGACGCCGACCAGATCGAGGAAGCGGCCAAGAAGGCCGAGGAAGCGGAACGTCAGGCGACCATCAAACGCACCGAATCGAACCTTGGTCTCGTGGCCTCGTTCGATCTCTTATCGAAGACAGCCAAAGGGAGCCTCGCCGAGTTCGTGAAGACGACTGAGGCCAATACTCGGCAATTCTCCAAGTTCCAGGGGAATCTTGAAACGATCGCTGCCTCAGGTGCTACTGTATTGGCCTTCGAGTTCGAAAAGCTCGGTCCTTCGGCAGCCAAGGCCGCTCAGGACGCCGTGAATCAGCTAGCCGGACCGAACGGTTTAGGGCGCGCCGAGACCGCCGCGCGGGATGCCATAGTTGCCGCCAAACTTCAAGGAGCCGACCCGGCTCTTGAGAAGTGGGCCCCCAACTTCAAACAGAAGGGCGATAAGGCTGCTGTCGCGTTAGCTAAGGCTGTAGGTACGGCGGTCGGTCTGACCGCTTCGCAACTCGCAGGGCTTGAGAAGATCATCGTCAAGAATCCAAGCGTCGATGAGTTGGCACGGGCCTTGGGCATCAGCCGGGACACCGCACAGAAGATCATCGACAGACTCAAGGAAATCAACCGCATCAAGCTGAAGGACAAGGGCCTCGACGTCTTCGTGAACGTCCTCGAAGGCGGCAAGGTCAACCGTGAGCAGCACTTCCAGCACGGCGGTGTTGCACATCCGGGTTTCCTTTTTGCCGGTGAAGCCGGTACCGAGCTCATCCGCGTAGGCAGTACATCCCGCGTCTTCAACAACTCGGACACGAACATGATCTTGGAGCAGATCCTGCGGAAGCTCGGCAAGTCCGGGAACACGTTCAACCTAAGTTCGAACCAGGAGAACATGGAAGCCCTCGCGCGGAGGATCGCGTTCTTGATGGGCAGGGATTCACGCCGATGAGGCTCGGGCCCTGGATCTGCCTTGGCGGGACCGAGATCACCAACGGCGTGCGCACCGGCACGTATACGGAGTTCCTCGGTTCTTGTCCATGCCCGGCTCTGGATGACAACTTCGACACGCCTGCCGATGACTCGGCGCCCTGGTATGACTCGACGCATCCCGAATCGGGCGACTTCCTCGGCTTTTTCCCCGAGCACATCGAGCTATCTGTCCCCACTGCACGCGAACAACGCAACCTGCTGGACGAGGGTTCGGTCATCGGACGAGAGGAGCGCCCCGGACGCATCGTCGAGGTCACCGGCTGGATGATCGCGCGCGACTCCCGTTCGATGTGGTGGGGCGAGCGCTGGATCACCGAAGTCCTGCGGGGTCGCCTCTGCCAGGCGGGCTGCTCCGGTGACGAAATGTCGCTGCTTCCGTTCTGCCGCGAAGCCGACTACACCGACGACGACTTCTCCGCGGACTTCAGAACGCTGGTGGGAGCGGCGCTCATCGATGGGCCGCATTGGGACGAGGTATCCGAGGACGACGCCTACATCATCCAGTTCGGCCAGTTCCAGATCGCAACGGCCATGCCATGGCTCTACGGCCCGGTGACGACCGCCGTGGACGCCGAAACGGTCACGGCGGGCAACACCGGCTGCGAACTCATCACGACCGAGTCCTGGTTCGAGGGCGAAGCGCTCGTCATCCAAGTTGCGACGGGTGACTCAGGACTCTCCGAACCTGGCGTCACGGTGTCGATGACCTACTCTCTCGACGGCTCCTGCCCCGAGGACCGCATCTCGGCGTCGATGTTCTACACCATCCCCTCACTTCCACCCAACGCCTCCATCACCGTCGATGCGATGCGCAACCGCATCAGCTACGGCAACCCCGTAGCGGGCGGAGCCTTCGAGCCCGGCTACGACCGCGTGGAGTGGAATGGCTCCTTCTGCTGGCCGGTCGTGCCTGCGTGCAGTTCGGTCTGCGTCTGCGTGCAGAACGACGCGGCGGAAGACGTGACCTGGAGTCTTACGAGGGCTAGTCGCGAGTTATGACGACGTGTCACGTCCAGCGCCTACGACCCGATGCCTGCGCTTGCGTGTTCACGTTCTCGATGGACCTGGACGCGGACGACCCCGAATCGACGCTTGAGATCGTGGAGTTCGAGCAGCGCTGCAAGCGGCACAAGAGACTGAAGGATCGCGCCGCATACGAGGCCATCGTGAAGGAGTCAGAGCAGGCTGAGGGCTGATGGCGAACGAAGTCGTCCTCCTCACGACGTTCCCTCAGGCTTCGGTGGCTTCCGGCCTTACGCGCTACCACCCGCTCGCGCAGGGGAAGCTCGAGGGAGACAACCTCGAGGCCCGGATAGCGGTGAAGTATCGGACCGCCGGCACGCTGTCGCACCTGATGGCGTACAAGATTGGAGGCGACCGACCCGGCGCAAGCATCCGTGTTCGGAAGAACGGCGGCTACGGCAACCAAATAGTCACGTTTACGTCTGTGAACGGTCTTTACGAGGACCTGACGAACACCGATACCGTAGCCGACGGCGACCTGCTCGACTACGAGCACTATGGCGGGTCGGGCGGGACCGTTACCGACGAGCTGATGCATGTCGCCTGCGTCTTCACTTCAGCCAGCGCTCTTACGAACGTCTTCTTCAGCAACGTCGGTCGGAGCGTCTCGAACACGACCAAGCACTACCACCCGCTGGTGAACGCAGGCGATGCGACGACCTCCACCACGCAGGAGTGGAAGGTCCGGCTCCCGCCGGGCGTGCCGTATGTCATCGTCAAGAACCTGTACGTCCATTGCGCAGCGAGGACGGCGGGTGAGTGCGTCGTAACGATTGAGGGAGCCACTGGCGCTGGCACAGCTCCGTCAGTGACGTGCAACGCCGTCGCGGACTTCGAGGACACGGCGAACCAGATTCAGGCTCAGGACGGGGACCTACTCGTCATCTCCACGCAGGGAGCGTCGAGCCCGTCCGGCATAACGATCAACCAGGTGAAGGTCGAGATCGAGTCGCCCGACGGCGTCTGGCATCTCGTCGCTTCGCACAATGCGAGTGGAGCTGCCGTCGCCCTGGCGAACAACAATTCCGCACCCCTGTCCGGGATGATCTTCGGCGTAAGTGCGGAGGCCAGCGCTCAGGTCAAGTTCCCGTGGTCGGGCGCCGTCGCCTCGCTGCTCACCGCATACGTGGAGACAAGCGGCCTCACTGCGCTGACCCTGCGCGGGAACGCAGGAGATGTGGGCAGTCCCTCGGCGGTGTCCGTCCCCACGACCGGCACTGGGTGGGTGACCGACACCACGAACGACTACGCGATCGGCGTCGACGACCTGCTGGACGTCCGTGTGACCGGCTCCTCGGGTACCTGCACGTTCCAGACCATCGCCCTGACCGTCCAGAACGCACCCTCGACCTTCGCCCTGGACGTCACCGTCGACGGCTGCGGTGCCGTCACGTCTGAGCCAGCAGGCATCGACTGCCCCGGCGACTGCTCCGAGACTTACGACGCCGATACCGAAGTCACGCTCACAGCTACTCCGGACGACTGCTGCTACCTCGTCGAGTGGTCCGGGGATGGATCGGGCGATCCGCGCGTCGTCACGATGGATGCGGACAAGGCGGTTACTGCGACCTTCGCCGCCAAGCCCGTGCTCACGGTCACCGTCGTCGGGAACGGAACGGTCACGTCGTCACCCGCCGGTATCGACTGTCCGTCCGATTGCGACGAGTGCTACGACCCCGACACCGAAGTGGTGCTCACGGCAGAGGCCGGGCCCGGCTGCACGTTCGAGGGATGGACGGGGGACGGAACCGGCGTCGAGGAACGCACGGTCACGATGGACGGCGACCATGCGGTCACGGCCACGTTCGACTGTCCGGCGTCCGACTCCCTGCCCGGTGGCGCGCCGCTCAACAAGACGCTGGGCTGCGGGATCTGGTCCGTCGACATCGCCGAACGCGGCGGGCACGTCCTCCTGGACGCCAAGGCCGTGAGCGGATCGATGGGACGACGACTCGACGACATGAGCTTCGGCACCGCGGGGTTCCTCATCGGCGACGTCGAGCCACACTGCCTGGGAGTGCTGGCCAAGCTGAAGGCGTATCAGTACGAGATGGTCCTGCTTCGCGACGGAGAGGAGACCTGGGTCGGTCCCATCTCCGACAGCGTCGGGTTCACCTTCGACACCATCACGATTTCCTGCCGCGATCTCTTCCAGTGGTACGAGAGGCGGGTTCACCCGCTGGGCCGTGACCGCACGGCCGACCTCTGCGACGTGTTCGAGCAGTACGCGACCGACGCGATGCTCTATGACTCATCCCCCAACATCGCCATCGACAAGGAACTCTGCGGCATCGTGGAAAGACGCACCGTGCTCGAAAGCGACAAGCGTTACGTCGCCGACTCCCTGCGCGAGCTCGGGGACGACGGTGTGGACTGGACGATGTTCAAGCGCACCCTTCGCCTGCGCGGCATCGGGCAGGGCGACGTCATCGGGCGCCTGCTGGAGACCCACGTCGAGCAAGCTTCCGTTCAGGTCACCAAGGACGGCCTGGGTGTGGCGTCGGAATGGATCGTGACGGGTGAGACACCCGACGGCTTATCGGTGGCGGTGTGGGGAGCGGCCGGTGGCGTGGGTGCGTTCACGGGGCTCGTCCAGCAGGTCTCCCAGCAGGAACTGGTCGTCACGAGCAACGGGGCTCGGGCGGCCGCGCAGGCTCTGCTCGATGTCTCCGGCGAGGAGCCGATGCAGCTCTCCTGCGACCTGCTGGGAACGGCGCCGTTCACCTTCGACAATCTCATCCCCGGCAACCTCATCGACGTGCGCATGCAGGTGGGTGTTCTCTTGGTGAACGAGATCATGCTGCTTCAGTCGGTGGACGTGCCGGACCTGGGCAACGAGAAGGTCGGCATCACGCTCTCCCGCATCGGACTGCACAACGAGCCGATCGCCCTCGTCCGCAAGCCCAGCTTCCTCACCGAGATCATGAGCGATGACGTCGCCTGGGCGTGGATGTTCGCCGAGCCCGACGGGACGACGGTCATCGACTACTTCGGCTCGCAGGACGGGACCTATGAGTCAAGCGACCCGTCCGCGACCTACGACCTGGCCGTGGCCTCGCCGCCCGG